CGCTGTGCCGTCACAAACCGCGCTATCGCTTGGCACGGTCGCGCAGCCACTTATCAACATCAGCGCCATGAGTAGGGATATTCGCATCATCCATTTCCTTCCTTGTCTCAATGTATGTCTTTGTGGCGCGCTTTTCAGCCTTGTCAGACGCATCCTTACGCCCGCGAAGGTAAGCGCCCACCACGCCAGCGGCTAACGCACCAGCGGCGAGGATATAGGGCCAGACGCCGCCTAGAATGAGGTCGATCATTTGGTGAAGTTTGCCTTTACGGCCCACATCGCTGCCTGCTCATAGTTCGTCACAGCGATCGAACGCTCACGGTTTGCGGGCACGTTCGCTTCAATGAAGTGAAGTAGATCTTCCGTGCGCGACTTGATCCCAGCGACCACATCGCTACCCGATGGGTTGAACTCTGGAAGTGTTGAAGGTTTATCAGTCATTTGTTCGCATCTTTCTATTATTGCCCAGAACCGCTAGGCGCGGATTGAGTAGATTAGGCCAGCACCTATGCAATGCCGCACAATGCCGCAACAATCACCAAAACGATGATCAGCAGGCTGGAGCCGTTGGGATCATTTCGCGGACTTCCGATCGCGCCATTTGTCAAACGCCAGCCACGCCTCTGACAGCAAAAGCGCAGTCACCGCGACGATATCCGCGTTTTGGTAAAACACAGCGGCAGTCCCTTCTGTGGCAATCCCGGCAGATACAGCGGCAAGCGCGCCGAGGCGTAGGACCGTGCGGGCGATAAGTGCATAGTTCATTTGCGTACTCCGAAGATCGCAGCGAAAAGGGATGCCCAGAATCCCATCGCGGGATTGTCTGGCGCGTGGTCTACAAAGGCGGGCTTTGCGTTACTCACCCCCGCCCACCATGCGGCTGCGTCATAGCCGGGGCATTGTGTGGCCGCTCCGGGCATGTCGCGGTGGCCCTCGACCTTTGCATTTGGAAAGCGTACCAGCAATTCGCGGATCAGGGCAATCTGCGCCTTGATTTGTGCAGGCGTGCGGTTATCAACACCCACGTTTATGGCGGCGCGGGTCACACCGCCCTCAACACAAATACCGATTGAGTTTGAGTTGGATCCCTTGCAGTGCGCCCCGACTTCAAACTTGCCGGGTTGTGAAATATCGCGACCAGTCTCAACCATGCCACTTTTGCGGATGAAATAGTGATACCCGATCTCGCGGAACCCACGCTTGCGGTGCATCCGATCAATGTCAGCTGCGGTAAAGTCGCTTTCAATCGGCGTGGCGCTGTAGTGCTGCACGATGTAGCGCACGCGGCTGTCTGGCTGGTAGCTCATTTACTCATCTCCCTAAAACTTGCCATCCCACACGCGCAAATGCGCATTGTCGCTATCCATCATTTCGCGGGCCACGACTTCTTCCATAGCGGGGCCGTCTTTGTAGTCCACACCCCACTTCTTCGCCCATTCATAAAACATCTTCATGGGAACAAGGCCGACAAGTTTGTTTTCACCCGCCCCGTCGAGACCCGCGCTTTTTAGATCCTTCGCCCGATCCATCACGGGATTGAAGTCGTGCGTTTGGTGAATCGACAGCCGCCCCGTCTTTTCGTCCAGTGTCATCGTTTCTCTTAACTTGCTCATGTTCGGCCTCAAATTTCAAATGGGGGGAAATGTTGCGCAGCTTATCGGCGTTTTCTTCATCAAGATCGAACGTCTCACCCTTGCGGTAAAGCGTACCAGCGACAAACATGCCATTTACAGTGACTTTGTATTTCATGGGGTTCTCCTGACAGCTAAACGGGGCGGCTATTACACCGCCCCGCTATAATTAGCCTGTGATCGTGTTGTCGAACAAGCCGCCGGAAGCCGCCTCATTCTTGCACACAAGGGTCAGTTCAGTGATAACCTGACGCTTTTCATTGTCACCGGACTTTGCCAGCATTTCGTTCTTCGTCGCGCGAAGGACGCCCGCACACCACATATCAGACTGGTTGATAAAGATGTCACGCGAACGGCACTCGCGGCTCATCTGCCAAGTTACAGTACCCCATGGCGTGACGTAGATCGCCATTGCGTTGCGAACCTCGCCTTTCGTCGCTTCGATGTTGGCGCGCTGGTTGTTATTGCCGGTAAATCCCAGCGCCTTGTTCATCTGGTAGCTGGACAGAAAAACAGTGTCAGGCTTGCCGCCAGCATTCCAAATGCTTTCCATCACAGTATCAAACCGCGTCTGCGTGAACGCCACCAAAGTAGTCGTTTCGTCGGTACGTGCGTCTGTGCCGTCACCCGTTGGGCTTGCACCTTCGTTTGCGCCAAAAGCGACGTTAGTGGTCAGCCACGCAGGAGCGCCAGCGAGTTCGCGGGCAACAGTCGAGCTACCGGCTGCGCGAGCGTTGTTTGCAAACATGGCCTTTTCAATATCAAGCTTTTGCTCCTTGGCAATCTTCAGGACTTGATACGCCATTTCCTTTGCGCGACCCGCTTTATTCAAGCCGTCATCAGTGCCGGGGATAACAACAGAGTTCTTGAAAATCTGCGTGTAATCGCCGAGTCGGCTTGTTGCGCTGCGGGCTTCGGCAACAGTATCGTCGCCTTCGATGTGCGCGTTTGTAGCGGACGAACGAAGCGCGTCAGTTTGCCACTCGTGGTAGGTGTTGGTGGCTTTTACCTTCGCCATGCCGGAGTAAAACGGGGTTTCCTCCGGCGAGATGTCATAAATCGAATCCGAAAGATCCTCGCGGATACCCTTTACGTCGTAGCTGTCGAGTGTGTTGGTTGGCTGTGCCATGATATAATCCTATTTGGGGGCTTAACCGTTATCTGGCGCGAGCATTGCCGCCGCGAAGTCATCAAGACTTCCGCTAGACCTTGCTTTTGCCAATTGCTTATCGCGGGCAACGCGTTGTGGCTGCTGTCTGCGTCCAGTGGGCTTGATTGACTGCGAGGGCTTCGGCGCTGTTTTTGCCGCTGCTTTACCCGACTGCAATTCACGCCATTTCATCGCGTCCATCAGGACTTTGACCGCTCTGGAATCCGTGACCTCGCCCATTTCGTCTGGGCTATAGCCGTAGTTTTCCGTTCCCATTTTGAACAGCTTATCTCGGAGCGGCGCTGCCGTCTCAGGATTGGCAAACTCAGGGATTTCCGCCTGCAAGCGTTGCACTTGCTCTTGCAGATAAACCTGTTTCGCCTGCTGTTGCATCGCAGATTGCCGCTGCGTGACTTCGCTTATTTGGGTCTGCTGTGCAGTGTACCCTTCAAGCTCGGCCTCATAGCGCGCGTTTTCCTGCATGTATCCGATCGGATCGGAATTGAGCAGGTCTGCGTTGGGCTTTTGCGGTCGTGACCTCATACCGTTTTGCTGTAGGCTCTGGACGGTTTCAACGAATTTACGCTGTTCCGCTTGGAGTGAGGAATACATCTGCTCGGTCTGCTTGCGCATGTCGGCAGATTCTTGCATCCCCTTTTGAATGTACGCCTGCCCCGAATAGGAGCGTGTGAGGTCGTCAAGTGTCACCTGCTTGTCTACACCGTCAACCTTGACCGTGTAGCGCTTGGACGCGGGTTTCTTGTCGCCTTCGTCTTGTTCGGCTGCGTCATTCTCATCGTCGTCGTCCGAGTCGCCGCCTTCGTCTTCGTCAGGCTCTTCGTCGGTGTCGTACACCTCGACCTCTTCAACCTCTTCGATTTCGGGCGCGGCTTCCTGCGTTACCTCTTCGATTTCAGTTTCGGGTTCTGGCGCAAGCAACCCAAGGGCTGCCGTTTCGATATCAGTCGCTGGCACGGTCCTGATTCCTTTTCTCTAGAATTTTGCCCTCCACAATAAAAGCATGTAGTTGGCTTTGAACTTCTTTAATGGCAAAAGCCATTCGCCGGGCCTCAAGGACTTCCTCGTCGGTTGCCAGCTTATTGGCAAATATACCACAGTGGCGCTGATATGCAACACTGAAGGCATTTTGCAACACATCGTCGTTCACAAGGCTTTCTGCGTGCTTGGCTCTTGCGGTCTTATCCATTGTTCATGTCTCCAGTTGTTGGCGGGCAATGGCTTGCAATCCGCGCCGATGCAGTGGCGAAATAATCAGGGTCCATTTCAATCCCGATGAACTCGCGGCCAAGGTTTTTGCAAGCAACGCCTGTTGTGCCCGATCCCATTGTAAAGTCCAGAACGGTTTCGCCCGCGTTGGTGTAGGTGCGGATCAGGTATTCCATGAGGGCGACAGGTTTTTGGGTGGGGTGAACTGAGCCACGCTCTACTACTGGCATGGCGAGAACCTGTTTTGGGTATCTTGTTCCAAGGTTATCGGTTCTTTCGTTCGTGTAAGCACCATAACTTTCAGTCATTGACGTTGACTTAGTTGGGTCGCCTGCTTTGTTTTTATATGCCGTGCCGGAAGTCATTTGCGGATTGTAGGTGCATTGCGCTGCATAGAAAACCAGCACATCCTCCTTATCGCGCATTGGCATTTTCTTGGCGTTCAAGTGTCCCGTGCCTTTTGGCTTTTGCCAAGTCCAATCGTACTTAAACATCTTAACATTTGACATCACCAGCGCCGACGTGAACGGCTGCGATGCCGTAAGCACGATAGCCCCGTTTGGCTTTGTGACCCGTTTTAGCTGTTCCCACATTGGTTCAAACGGTATCACTGAATCCCACTTGCAGGCGGTCGTGCCATAGGGCGGATCCGTCAGGACCATATCAACCGACCCGTCTGGAATGTCGCGCATAACCTCAAGGCAATCGCCCAAGTGCAGCATCTATTCCATCCCCCCAAACTGGCGTGGCGCGTTCTGCTGCGCACTTACCGCGGCAACATCAACGCTCGCCCCGTACTGGCCCAAAATCTTAGCCGCATCGACAAGCAATTTCTGCGCCATTTCATCGCGCTTGAAGTCATCGCCACTGGCCATTTCAAGCATCTTGCGCTGGTGCTCCATTGCCGCCTTTTGCATATCCACCTGCGCGCGGGTCTGTGCCTTCATTTGTTCGGCTTGCAAGAACGCCGCGTTAGGATCGCCGCCCTGCCCCTGTTGCGCTTGTGCCGCTTGTGCCGCCTGCTGCATAAGCTGTTGCTCGATTTGCGGGTTCATGGGCTGCATGTAGCGGTCAGCGTTGTGGATGCCCCCGTGCGCCATGATGTCAGCTTGTGCGTTGCGGATATTGGTCATTGTCACCATGCCGTTTTGTGGACCGTACTGAGCATATACCTGCATTTGCAGCGCCGCGATCTGCTGCAGCCCCATCATCTTTTCGTCATGCTGATTTGTGCCAAGGCCCACGTTGGTCATCATGTCCAAGTCAACACCCCATGAGCGCGGGTCTACTGGCACGAATTGCCCATCGAGCCGCATCATTTCTTCCGCGTTGGGGTTCTGGCGTGCAATCTGCGCAATGACGCGGAACAGTTGTTTCATACCGCCTTCCGCAAGCGTGCGCGCGATAAGCTCCGAGACAGCCGTAGCGGCCTGCACAGCGGCGTTCACACCTGTCGCCGTCTGGTTCTGCAAGGCGTTGGCGTCCATACTGCCATTGGCCCCAGAGACGCCCGTCTTAGCACGAATAGCTTCATCGTAAAGCGCAATGGCCGGGATTGCCGATGCCGCTGCCGATCCGATGACCAATTCACGCACGGCGGTAGGATCGCCGCGAATAATGCGCCCGATCTCGTTGTTCAGCACATCGTCCATCTCGACAAGGCTGTCGTTCACGATCAACGCGGGGTTGTTCATCATGGCGATGTTATCGAGCAGGCCGCGCATCAACACCGTGGATGCGTCTTGGTCATCAATGATAATATCCACGATCGACCGGCCGAAGAACGTATGCGGCTCCGGATCAACCTCAAAGATTGCAAACGGGTTGAAGTCGCATAGCTCGTATTCCAGCAACTCGTAATTCAGGCCAGCGCACAGAAACTTGTACAGGCGCGCAACGCCCGTGCCTTCAATATCCATTTTCATGTAGGCTTCGCTGATACGGATTTTGCGCATGGATGGATCGTTTGTGTTTTCGTCGTCGTCACGCTCGCCCCAACCACTGCGGGCGATTTCCTCCTCCTCTGCAACCGACCCGCTGCCCGATCCGGCGTATTCATACACCTCATCAAAGTCAAAGCCCATTGCCACAAGATCCCCGACACGGCCCTCGGTTGTGTGGCCGCAGATAAAGCAATCCTC